AGCTGATTGGCGCTACAGGAACATTCATTCCGTAACATCCATGTCAATTGCAAAAATACAAACCCGTTCAGGCGAAAAAAATTCAAACTTGAATGTCCAAAACCTGCCAGAACCTAAATTGTTAAAAATCATTAGCTCAACTCGCTGTCCAAGCTGTGCAAGTTGTTTTGTTCTAAAAATTGGGAAAGTGACTCCTTTGTCGTGTGAAATTGATAAATATAGCGAAGCATCTCTGCATGGACTGCATGAGGGAGCGCAATCAGTATTGGGAACGTTTGTCATGCCCTGCTCCATGTACACTGTTAATTTTGGTATGCTAAATTTTTCATTTTGTTTTGAATAATTAATTGACGTAATCGATCTTGGAACAGCTTTTCCATTTTCTGAATATATGTTAACGTCAAATAAATACAAAAAGCCATCATTTCTTGATAATGCATATTGTGTCCCATTAAATCTTGTGACATATTTTAATGGGTGCACATTATATTCGCAATCGGTCACCACAGAGAATGTTTTGTTAGTGAGATCATATAGCAATGAAAAATTATCCTTTTCCCAGTTGATTTGGTAAAAAATATGTCCGTCTACTTTGTAAACAAATGCATCGCATGCTTCAATAAATTTAAACTGATCGATAATAAAATTAATGTCGCCAATTTCTACTGACACAGGTGAGCCGCCATCACTCACCATGATTGTGGGAGAGGATTGCTTATCAGCACCCAACCAAAACACATAGCCATACCCTTCTGCGATTGAATTTGTTGCTAAGCAACCGTATTCAAACAAAATTGTATTACTGCGCTGATAGGGAAACCCAGAAAGCCCTGCATCATAGAATACTGTTGCTTTTTCTCTTTGAAAAACAATCAGCTGCGTTTTTACCGATGCTAATCCGACGGTAATGCCATCAACAATTGATTTATCAAGCGCATCCCACGATAAAGCAGTATTAAATCCGCTAATATGCCATTCATTATTTGATTTATTATTTACTATAAAACGACTATCTTTATAAATGACCATGCCAGGCACGAGCCCGTCAGGCAATACAACACTATTAAATTCAGAGGTTGTTATATTAAATACATATATTTTGACGCCATCAGAAAATACCACCTGATTAATATTGTTTTCGGTCACATAAACAGTAGAAGACGAGTTGCTTAAGGGGACATCAATATTCACAAGGGTATGCGACCCCACATCATCTACTAAAAAAATATTTACACCAAAAACAAGAAAGATTTTATTTAATTTTGTGCTTTCAAATATTGCTCTAGCTTTTTTCCCGTACGAAAATACGCCTTGTTGCTTGTGACCTGCTGTTGGATACAGTGCTGGCTGTCCACTAGACGATGATATATAAAAATTATATAACTGGCTATTGTCTAGTTGTTTAAATTTAGCCGGACGATAGCCGCGACTAATGTCGATGGGGACGGTTTTTATGCTCAAGGGCTGTAACCATTTGAAACACTTGACCTTGCAGCAATGTCCATCAATTTCGATGATGCACTTTGGCTTTTTCTTCCAAGATTTACGGTTTTTATGTTATTGTTTTTTGTTTTAATGCTTTTTAATCTATTTGATATATTTCTAATCTTTGCTGAAATATCTTGGTTTACATCCATTTGATTCCGCATCCGCAAATCATTTGCTAATTTCCAAACTAAAAGCTCGTTATAAAAAAAATCATTTGTTACAATGTCGTCATCTGCATTTAATTCTGTAATTTTTTTAAGCCCTGAAATGATTCTAATTTCATAATCTCTATTGGGCGCAAAATAAAAAAATAGCTCTATCCCATTAGCCGTACGTTTTGCATAGCCCGCAAATGGAATTGATGTCGTGTTGGTAACAACGGCAACGTTATAAAAATCTTCTGCTGATAATAACGCAGTGTCTACAAATATTGAACCAAGATCATATTGTACTTTGTACAGTTTAATATAATCAGGCAAAAGCAGTGTTTGCTGACCCGCAGGCAAAATTAAATTTTCTTGTGCATTTAATGCAATTTCTTCTCCATCAATATTGAGATTTCGTATAATATAGTTTAATAATCTTACGCCATCTCGAAGCTGCGTTGATGTTAAATCCTGACCTTCTTCAGCAATAATATTGCTAAATCTGTATGCATCATTGATTAATTCGCTAGCTTTCATGATAGATGTTTATTAAAAATGCTCGCGAAGCAAACACTCCGCGAGCATTTTTTGCTTTAGAACTCTGCGTTTAACGGGAATATTAAGCGCATTTGATACTCTGGCTCCATTCGTTTTCCATATCGTAGATCATGAATAAATACAGTGGTACCATTACCAATAATCGGTGCTTGATAAACACGATAACCAATTTTTGTCTCCTTATCAACATGAACACCACATGGGAATGGCTCAAGATTGGGTAGTTTTGGTGCAGCAAAACGAAACGCTTTGTCTTGCCAAATTGTACCTGCGCGATGTGATTTGACAATGCGCAATCTATCGGAGGTTCCGCCTCCACCAACATTAACTAAACGACTCAGATTTCTTGACGTGTTTTGGTTAGTCGCATCAAATACAAGCTCAGGAATAACTTTAAACTGCAAAGTACCGCCCGAGGATGTTGCCCCCTCAACAACATTAAATTGTGGATTAATAAATGTTTTTGTTTTGTCTTGCAGACGTAAAAACTTGATCGGATCTAAACCATTAAACTTCCCGCCTGGTTGTGTCGCTGTCCCAATGTCGCCAATATCATTTACGACCACTGTAACACCGTTTGGCACGCCTGTCAGTGTAATTGTCGACGCAGCAAGAATAGTGGTTGTGCCAGGGGCAATATACTGTGATGACTCGATACTTTCTATTAAAAATTCTCCATTGCCTGCTTCTGACAAAGTTCCTGATATATGCTCAGGATTCATGGAGCTTTGATAGAAAACTGCATTTAAACCGCCTTTAATTCCGCCAATTTGCCAATTTGTAGCTGTTTTATCGTTAGTTACTGGCGTAAACTCTTGAAGACCAGTGTTTAAAATTAGCGTTGTATCAAGATCAGGTAGCACGCATTGAGCCATCTTAGTTCCGCCAAAGTTTCTATATTGCGTAAGCGCAAGGCGCAAACTTTGGTAGTCTCCAAGGCTTCCTGCTCGTGCATTAATGTCACCTGCCCAACGATATCCGCTTAAGCATGCAGTTTTCGCCAAATCTTCATCAATCTTCCCTGCTAACGAAGCTGCCATATCCGAGCCAAAATCATCCATTAGCTTGTCCAGTGGCGTAGTTTGCCATTGTTCGTTTGTAATGTTTTGACGAACTAGCTTCTCTGTATTAATTGTTAGCGTTCCAAAACGTTCTTGGAAATCACCGCCACCATCTAATGGGTTAAAGGATATTGAGTCGGAAACGTTAAAAAGCGTAGGCAAACGATACAGAACTGTATCACCACGCAATCCTGGCACATAACTTTCCCATTCGTTAAACTCGGTTGAGGCTAAACTTCCATAGGTTAGACTGTTTTGTAAATGTGCAAGGGACTCTGGACAGTACGCTTGTACTGCTTGTAAAACTGTTGGCATTATAAAAACTCCAATTAAAAAAATTAAATTAATTGGCAGTAAATATAATAGATGCTAAAAAACTATCGAGACATGAGCTTAGCTCTTACTCTCGCATTTCTTTCCGCATCTGTTTCTTTACTACCACCGTTAGTTGGTGGCGCTTTGATTTCTTGAACAGGCTTATTTGCAATTTTTGTTTTAGTTTTTGGTTGTATTAGCGATGCCATTTCATCAGCTTGCATAACAGGCGACATTGCCCGTAACTTAGCCATTGCTGCGCTATCTTTCCCCAAATGGTATATAATTTTTTCACCATTTGGCAACATTGCAGCTTTCGCAATAATGTTTGCTAATGATTTATCACCATAGGTGGCCTCGTATTGCGCTTGTGCAGTTAGCTTTGCAGTGACCGTATTCCAGTCATTGTACATTGCCTTGCCCAAACCATCTCTATACTGCAAAGCCGCGGCTTTTTCTGAAAAAGCCATGTTAGGAGCAGCATTTTGTGCTTGCGCTGGCTGCTGTTGCTCTGCATGATATTGAGCTTGAGGTTGCGGGGTATAAAACTGGCTGTTTTGCTGCTGTTGAGCGGCTAACGCTTCTGCATACCCTTTTCTAAAGCCTTTTTCTTCTGCACTTTTTCTGACTCCTGCAAATTTTTTATTAAGATCAGATTTCGGCTCGTCTGTATCGTCGCCAATGTCTTCATTTGCGCTATCATCAGATTTTTCTAATTCTGTATCTTCTTCAAGATTTGTGTCGTCAGTTGCATTTTGTATTGCATCATCGACTATTTCAACGTCATTATTTAAATTTTCGTTTTCAAGACTCATAAGCACCTGTTTTTACCGTGATTTCACGTACCTACCAACGGCGGTAGAACCTGTATTTTTTACTGATAAATACAAACATACCATTGCTTAAGGCAATTACTCTAATATTATAATAATTTACAGTAAAATTATTAGTTTGTCAATGTTGTTTCAGGGACATATTGAATGCCACCAATCACGTATCTTCCTATAGGAAAAAATATAGGATCAACCTGACCGATTGTCATAATGCCAAGGTCGAATCTGACAGTAGATGGGAATATATCTCCGTTTGTAATCCGCAAAATTGAGAAATACATCTCTTTCACTGGGTTGAATCCAGGCGGCACTGTTAAAATTGGATAAGTCGCATCTTCTACGGTAACAAAAAAAGATCCGCTCACGTAAATCATACCAGACGGTAATAGCGCAAATGTTACTGGGTCATCTACATTATCAATATAGTCGCTGCTAAAAAACTGAGGGCGCACATACTCTAACTTTCCCTGTGATAAATATTGGTAGTTATCGCCATCTCGTTTTATTGAAATTGGTTTTGTTAGGCTTGTGATCATTTATTATCCACCTGATGGAATATATTGAATTGCGCCAAGATCATATAGCCCAACTGGAAACTCTGTTGCAGAAGGTCCAATCGATACTAACTCAAGATCAAATAAAATAGTTGAAGGCGAAAACAATGAGCCACCAATCACTTTTGAAATTGCAAAAAATGATTTAAAAGCGGGTTTGAATCCATTTGGAATTACACAAACCGGTCCTAGTTGCCCAGCTGTAACAATAAAAAAAGTTCCAGTTGCACAAACAAGCCCCGACGGCAGCAACGTAAATTGAACGGGCTGAAGTGTGTTGTTTGTATATGCAGGATTGGGAAAAACTGGAGAAACAAATTCTAATTTGCCCTGAGTCATATATTCATAGCTATCCCCATCTCGTTTGATTGCAATGGGTTTTTTTAAACTTGTAATCATTTTTACTCCTCTGATTGTGGTATATAAACTTTTCCTTCAAGCGAAAATTTTGCAGATGGAGGTAAGGTTGCGTTT